CACAGTGTACAAAAATGAGGAGATATAGTGTAATATCCAAATTTACATTTAGATTGTCCATAATTATATTTTTTACATCCAACAGTTGACTCATTTTCTATAAATTTTTGTGTATTTTTATCAAAATCTCCCAGATGATCTATATGACAGAAATTGCCCCACACTAACATTATATACTTAATTTGTTTATTTACTGCTTGTGCTTTTATTTCTGCTTGTCCCCAATCAACATATATAACATCATCTATTTTTAATTCAGTTGGATTTCCATTTGAATCAAAAAATTCTTGTAATGGAAACGTCTTGTTATCATAAAAATATTTGTTTCTTCTAACTAATGGATTATTTGTATATACATTTGCTATAGTAATAAAGTATTTCAATTCATTTCTTGATTCAATCTTACAGTTTTTTACTGAATAATTTGCAAAAATTCCAGTAGATCTACTTTCATAATCATTAATATATCTTCTTAAGAAGACAGCATTAACATCTTGATTTTCATCTAATAGTTTAATGCTAGTTTTCAACCAAGTTTTTGGTTGACCGCTTATTTCTGAAGACATACACTTCCAATCACCTTCAAGAAAAAGACTATATTCATAGTCAATTGACAGATCATTTAATCTATTAATTCCATATCCAACACCATTGTTTACATTAGAGTGTATAATTTTAAAATTAACTCTTTCTTTATATTTTTCAATCAAATGATTGCATATTGATATAAATTCTTGATTTGTTTTATTGATGTATATAAACCAGTCAATTATTTCATCATATTCAGTGTTGTTTAAAAGAGACTCAACTGTATCTAGAAGATACATTGGTCTATTATTTGATTCATGTGTTAATGTTAATATGCAGAATTTTTTCATAAATTAATCAAACCATCCGGTAACTGAGATTCTTTGGTGGGTTATATTTTCAGTAATGCTACTAACACTATGTGGGGTCTGATTATTACCAACTCTAAACATTACAAATTTATTAAAACTTGGTATAATTGTTTTAATATTTTGCATGTCAGACTGGTCCATATATAATCCTCCCCAACATGGATTCCAATTTTTGGTCAAGTGTAAAACAAATGCCAACCTTCCATTTCCATCATCTGTATGTGTTGCCAAAAAACATTTTTCTGTATACTTATTAGCAAAAATTGTAGTAGGTTTTGTTAAATTTAATTGGGTTATATCATTTAAAGTGTTTATAAATCCAGTACTTGTAATTAATTTAAGTATTGTACAATGAGGACACAAACAGTGTAACTTATGAGAATCAAGTGTTCTGTAGAAAAAATATGCATACTGATTATCATTTAGACATTTATTTGAAAATGATTTATGAATTTGTATTGTGTATCTATTTTCCTCTGTAACAGGCACAAATTCATGTTTCTCTCCATTAACTAAGGATGGATATGAAGAAGCAACCCATTCACTTTCAGTCATATCATGTCTATAGTGTGAATATAATTTTTCCGCAAAAGGTTGAACTAAAAAGTCAGTGATTACTGCACTATTTGTGTTTACAAATTTTTCATTTAATTTTTTTGTGTCAATGTTTTGATAATTTATCATAACCAATGTTGTGCGTTATAGTAAGAAAAGACTTCATGCATTATTTGTACTTTTTTACCATATTCTTTACATCTTATATATAGTTCCATTATAAAATAACCATCTCCTCTATATATTTCCCAAAATCTTAAATCACCAACAGCGGACCTTTTTACACAAAACTGGGCCATGTCTATTTTTTGAACCGTGATATTATTTTCATTTGCAATTCTGATTTTGTTTGGTTCATATTCTTGACTCACAATTATCAATTCGGTTTCATGTTCTATTTTTTTATCTGCCAGATGAAAATTGTAATGCATTAAATTATCATCATCCAAAATATAAACCCACTGACCTTCATCTTTCACAGTATCAAAATAAAAATTACAGAGATTTTTCCAATTTGGTTTTTGTGTAAAATGTAAAAAATTAGAATTTTTATATTTTGTCATATTAGATGGCAAATTTGGTCCAACAATATACCATTTATAATTTAAATTTGATTTTAATATACTTTCATAACATCTATCCAACCATTTTTCATTATCTCTTGTAAATCTAGTAACAATGTGATATAATCTTTTCATTTATTATATATATTTGGATTGATTTTAAATTAATTATTTTAAATTCATGTGACCATATATATAGTAGATCTGTTATATATATGTTTATAAAATGTCATGGTTCTTATCTTGGCTTTACTGGTTTTAATAATCACACAAGAGGATTTTTTAGAGGACTTTCAAAATATGCAAAAATTTATGTAAGAAATTTTACTGTGGATGGAAATTCAAGTTCATACATAAATGATGAAGATAAACAAATACTTTCTGAACAAACACTTTGGTCAAATTATAAAAATACTAGTGTCAGAATGGATTATCCGTTTGAATGGAATCAAGAATATTTGGATAATGACATCAATGAAAGAGTACATTTAATTACTGCGGAAAATTCCCATCATTATTTTTATGACACTTATTACGGTCCAAAAATTGCATTTACAATGTGGGAAAGTGACACGTATAATCTAGATTTTTTAAATTTATTAAAGAGTTATGACAGTAATATTGTATTAACAAAATGGCAAAAAGAATGTTTAATAAAACAAGGATTGGATGAAAGTAAAATTGATATTGTTCATGAAGGTATTGAACCAGATTGTTTTCCAATACAACAAGAAAAATCAAATAGCTTTAAATTTTTTCTTGCAGGAAAATGGGGGTTTAGAAAAGCAATAAAAGAAACCATTGAGTGTTTTTTAAAAACATTTGAACATATAGATGATGTAGAACTTCACATTACAGTTGATAATGCACATCCAACGTGGATACCAACTGAAGAACGTTTAAAAAAATACAATCTATTATCTCCAAAGATTGTTATTCATAGTTTTCCTGACAGAGATGTTTATTTACGTATACTGAAAAATTGTAATGTTTTTTTAAGTTGTTCACGGGGAGAAGGTTGGAATATTCCTTTAGCTGAAGCTCTTGCTTGTGGTATACCAGCAATATATGCAAAAGGATCAGGTCAAGTTGAATTTGCCGGTGAATATCCACTAGGAGTAGATATATTGAAGAAAATTCCGGCATGTCATGAAGAAGATAAATACTTCGCTGACGGATATGTTGATGAACCAAATTTTGAAATGTTAAGTGAAGTACTTCTAGATTCTTATAACAATTATTCTATATACAAGAAACTTTATTTACAAAAATCTCAAAGTTTTATATCCAAGTACTCATGGGATAAAGTATCTAAAGATTTATATGATGTAATAAATAAAAGGTATGGATCAGTTCAACTTAATAATCAAGGGTATATAAAATTTCATAGATTCTCTGAAGATTTAAATGGTATATTTTTCTCTCAAAGTTATTTTGATTCATGTAAAGTGTATATAGAAATTACAAATGAAAACGGGGATTTATATTTTTTCAATGATTTAATCATGATGAAAAATGTAGAACATTGTTTTGGATCAGAAGTTCAAGGTAAAAAGATTTTTACAATTTATGATTCAAATAAAAGTATTATTTTGTTCCGTATAGCCTCTATTTAAATAAAAGTTATGAAAGATATATATTACGCTGTTATTTCAGGTACAATAGGTGATACAATTTGTGCTACACCAAGTCTTAGAAAACTATACCAAGTTTATCAAAGAAAAATAAATGTAGTATCCCAACCAGATTCTAAATCAGTGTGGATTAACAATCCTTATATTGATAAAATATATACATTTCCAGAATTTGTTAATGATTTCAAAGGGGATAAATCAGTGATCAATTACCATGAAAGTTATGTTTTACCAGGATTACACAATCAATTTGGTATGCAAAGAAAGTTTAATATGGTTGATTTGAGACAAGTTCATGCAAATGATCTTGGAATACAATTATTGCCAGAAGAAATGACATGTGAGTTTTATCCAAATCCTTTTTCAAATTCATTTTCTTTACCTAAAAATTATGTTGTAATTCATCCTGCAACTAATTGGCCAAACAGAACATGGCCACAAGAAAATTGGCAAAAATTAGTAGATTATTTGTCTGAAAAGAACATTTATACGGTAATAACTGGCAAAAATATGGTTCAAACAGAGCCAGGAGTAATTACTGAGAAATTTATAAAACCACTTAATAATTTATATGGCATTGATTTAACTGATAAAGCAGATTTAAGTGATACTTGGTATTTGTTAAATAATGCTAGAATGTTGATTACATTTGATTCTGGACTGCTCCACCTTGCAGGAACAACAGATACATTTATAATGCAATTAGGAAGTGCAAAGAACCCTAAATTTGTAGCACCTTACAGAAAAGGAAATCAAAACTACAAATATTGTTATGTCAAAGGTAATTGTGATTTGTTCTGTACTTCCAATTTAAAATATTCAGTAAGAGAAAGAGATAATATAAATCTGATTCCTTTATTAACTGGCTGTCTTGAAAACAAACCAACTTTTGAATGCCATTCATCTGTTGAAGATGTTACGAGAACAATTTCTTATCTATTTGATAATAATATTGTATAAAAATGAGATTTTACCTTAATTTTTAATATATTATGAAAATTAATACTAATTTTGTTGGAGGTGCGTGTTGTGAAATTTTGGAAGATAATAACAACAAATATTACATTCAGTTTATAGACAAAAAAACTGATAAAATTGTTTATGATGATATCATCCAATCAAACATGTGGGTTAGAAGTGCTTTTTGTTATTTCATTGATTATAAAATTAAAATTATTGATTTTCAAACAAAAAATTTGATTGAACAAATAGATTATGATGCACGTGGTAAAAATGTATACATTTGGTTTGATAGTAATTCATTGGGAGATAATATTTCATGGATGCCGTTTGTAGAAGAATTTAGGATAAAACATGAATGCAATGTGTTTTGTTCAACTTATCAAAATGATATATTTAAATCAATATATCCCTCTATTAAATTTGTTCCACTCGGAACTGAACTTTTTAATTTGTATGCAAGTTATTCAATAGGATGTTTTGACGATACAACTAAAGAAAAGGTTAGTTGGAAATCACTTAATAACCAAGAAATTGCTGCAAATATATTAGGAATTGAATATAAAGAAATCAAGCCGCCACTTGAAGTAATAGATAAAAAGAGAGTAATAAAAGAAAAGTACGTCGTAATTTCAACAAAATCAACAGCGGCTTGTAAAGAATGGAACACGCAATTTGGATGGAGAGACGTTGTATCTTATTTAAATAAAAAGGGATATAAAGTAATAGCAGTTCAAAAAGAACATGATACACTTTTAGATGATAAAGGGCTAGATATTATGTTATGTAATTCCACTGATATGAATCATGTATTAAACGTGGTATATAACAGTGAATTTGTAATTGGGTTGTCTTCTGGAATATCATGGTTAGCATGGGCATTAAATAAACCATGTGTATTGATCAGCGGAATGAGCCTAGAAAAAAATGAATTTTTTACACCATTTAGAATCATTAATAAAAATGTTTGTTATGGATGTTGGAACAATGAACAGTTTAAATTTGAAAGAGGTGATTGGTTCTGGTGTCCAAAATTAAAAGATACAGATAGACAATTTGAGTGTTCTAAATCAATAACAGCACAAATGGTTATAGATAAAATTGACATTCTGATTAAGTAAAAATGTTATGATTATAAAAATAGAATTGACCACAAAATCATTGGGTGACACTATAGCGTCAATTGGTCAGGTTGACAAATATCAAAAATTAACTGGTCATACAGTGCATTTTATAATAAATCCAAATTATATTGATTTATTTGAAACAGTTTATCCAAACCTCAGTTTTGATTTGCCTGTCACTTATGATGAATTTAAACACTTGGATGTAAATCTTAGTCAACCTCTTGAAAAATATGCGGCTGATTTGTTGGGTCTTCCATTTGAAGAAACTTGTGCAAAAATTGCAACTGTAATAAAAGACAGACCATTAAAAGAAAAATATTTCACAATTTCAATTCAGTCAACACATCAGGGAAGATATTGGAATGCAAAAAAAGGATGGAATATTTTATTAAATTTAATAAAACAAAAATATGGACTTACTGCTGTTTGTGTAGATATGCATAACAGTTTTGGATCAAATGGTTGTTTTAATACAATCCCATCATCTGCAATTGATAAAACTGGAATATCCCTATTAGAAGCAACTCATTATATGAATCATGCAGAATTTCATATAGGTACATCAAACGGATTAAGTTGGTTAGCACACGCAGTTGGAAAAAAAGTTGTGTTGATAACAAACGTAACAAAAAAATGGTGTGAATTTACAAAAAATATGATTAGAGTTGATAATGAATCAGTTTGTCACGGATGTTTAAATGAAAAACCATTTGACAGACATGATTGGAATTGGTGTCCTAATTACAAGAATACAAAAAGAATGTTTGAATGTACCACTAGCATATCACCACATGATGTGTTTGAAAAGATAAAAAATAATATTTCAATAATTAAATAAACCCCTATATATTTTATATGTCAGAACCTATCAAATTTACACAACAAGAATTAGATGCATTAAAAAATATTCAATTGAGCTTTCAAGAGAATATTATGTCATTTGGTCAATTGTATCTAGATAAAATGACACTAGATGCAAAAATCAAAGAACTATCTCAAGTTGAATCCAACCTTAGAACCAACTATGAAAAGATTCAAAAAGATGAAGATGAATGGTTAAACTCCATCACAACCAAATATGGTGAAGGTTCACTAAATCTAAAAAATGGTACTTTTATACCAAATCCTAAGTAAACTTTTACAATTATCAGGAGCGCTGCGCTTTTTATATTGCGGTTGCTTTATTATTATAATAAATGCTTAATGCTTTTTTATATATAAATGTTGCGCTTTTAATATATGCTTTTTATACATTTAAGTCAACTTATTTTAACCTCCTGATATTTATTTTATTATGATCAAACTTAAAGCGCTTCTACCTGAAGTTTGGGATGCTAACCTCCTGGAGCAATCTGAACCATTTATTGTATTTTGTGACATGGATGGTGTGATGTGCAATTTTGATTTACAATTTGCTCAAATGATAGGATCATCACCTAAAGAATTTGAATCTCAATATGGCACTTTAAAGTTTTGGGATGCAATTGCTGATAAAGGTGAATTGTTTTGGTCAAGCATGCAAAAAATGCCTGATTTTGATCAACTTAAAGCTGGTATAGTTAAAATTGTAAATGATAACAATCTAGATCTACAAGTTTTAACAAGCACTAGCGGTAACTGGATTCTTAAAAACCACCCAAGAGAAGAAGCTAAAGATATCATTAGAAATATAGAAAAAGGTAAATTACAGTGGTTAAGTAATCATTGGTCTGGCTTAAAAGTTAACTTCAGCGGTTCAGGTAGAGGAAAAGGTAAGTTTGCTAAACCAAATAGCTGTTTAATTGATGATTTGCCTAAAAATGTAGAATCATTTGAAACTGCTGGTGGTAAAGGTATTATACATACAAATGCGTCAAGTACATTATCTGGTTTACAATTGTTAATAAATCAATTGCCAGAATCATTTGGTTATAGTTATTCTAATATATGAAAGTAAGAATCTATAATAATACTCTAAATCCAGCTCTTTGGGATGGTTTAAAACTAAAACCAGATGTAGCTGAATCTTTAAAGTCTATAGGACAGTCCTTCTACAAGGATACAGAATTAACCGCTCCAATTAAAGATATTATAATGGTTGGCAGCAGCGCAAATTATAACTGGTCAGATTTTAGTGATATTGACATTCATATAGTCATAGATTTCAAAGACGTATCTGAAGATGTAGAAATGGTTGAAAAGATGGTAAATGCCATTAAAGGTAAATGGAATGAAGACCATGACATTCATGTTAAAGGATTTAACGTTGAAGTATACATTCAAGACATTTCTAAGAAAAATAGATCCACTGGAGTTTATTCATTGTTAAATAACAAATGGGTGACTGAACCAAAGAAGGAGAATTTTGAATTGGATAAAGAACAAATTCAACAAAAATACAGTGATATGGTGTTGAAAATTAAAAATGCACTAGAATCTGAAAGTTTGGTTAAGTTAAAGAAAGTTTTGAAAGATTTGTATGATATGAGAGAAGTTGGGTTAAACAAGTCTGGAGAATTTAGTACAGAGAATATTGTTTTTAAAGTATTAAGATCCAGAGGTCACCTAGATAAACTCAGAAATGGTATCAATCAGATATTTGATAAAAAGGCTAGTTTGAAAGAATCTTGAGGAAATATTTGCCGTGGCCGCAATCCCAAATTCTATCATAACCATTATTTTTCATATTTTCCCATTCACTTAATGAATGGTTGTATATTTTTAATATTTTTTCTAATTTGTGTTTTTGAAAACTCATGCGGTGTCTGATATCTTTATAATTATTTATAAGATAATGATAATTAGGTGGTGTATGACTTACAAAATTGAATCCTAAAGTTTCATATATTTTGCCGGTAAAATATCTTCTGTCACTATAACTTACTATATTTTTTGGATTATAATGTTTGATAAAATGTTTTAATAATTTACTTGCACCACCATTAACTGTAGTATTAATTGCATTACAAAATCTAACTAATTCCCAATCACTTGTTTTATCAAAACGGGAAGTTTTTCTAAATGTCATAATACTAACCATATCATTTTTGTTATACAATCCTAATTTAACTGTGGACTTATCTTCACCTTGTAAATGATTGTCATTTAAAAACTTATTTTTTTCAGTTTCATTTACTTCTTTAATAATGCAATCTCTAGCATTAATTTTAAATAGTGTATTGGTTTTCAACAGTGTTTTGACAATTGATTTTACAATTTCTGTTTTATTGATCCACTCATTTTCAAAAATATGAATTAGTGATATACCATAAAAACTACAAGATTTTGTTTTATTCAAATGATAGTTTTTATTGATACCACCACCGTTTTCACTGTGCCAGTATAATCCATCAATTTCAAACGCAATTTTTAATTCTGGAATATAAAAATCCAATTCTTTGCCATTTAATACTGTTCTATCATTTCTTTTAATAACAGCATCTTTTGGTAAAATTTCTTGTAAAAAATTGTAAAAATGATTTTCAACAGTAGTGATTTTTTCTGGATGACAATAATCACAAAACAAGTTGTTTAAGTTATAAACCGTAGATTCTAATGTTTTATTGCATACGTCACATTTGAATTTATAAATGTTACTAAAGTGATAACCTTTGTAATCCACCTCATCACATAGAAATTGTAATTTGTTACTATTACAGTAATTTACTAGAAATTCATAGTGGTTTGATTTCTTAGTAACTGATCTTTTATCTAAGACAGATTTTATCTTGGCTGCATTGTCCACTCCATATCTATCCATCATAGTAGATTTTATTTTTTCTACATTTATATAACTTTCAGATCCATATTTTAGTAGAAGAGTTTGTTTTACCTTCTCTTTATATTCAGGCAATTTACTGTAACTATCAACTCCATATTTTTTAACAATTGCAGATTTAAAATTAGATTTTACAACATCTGTAGTCATTGGGTGACCACCATATTTTTCATCAAAAGTCTTTTTTTGACCATCAATTATCTTTTGTTTTGTTGAATTATCACTATTACTACATTTCTTGCTACAAAAGATCTTTGGTTTGCTTACTCTACATTCAAACAAATTATTACAATGTTTACAATTTAGAGATAACCAGTTTTTTGAATTTTTAGATCTAGCCATAATTGGAGTTTGGTTTGTATAGAGTATAACTATTTAAAAATTAAAACACAATTTAAAAAAAAGTACTTTTAATTTATATTTATTATTACAACAACTAAATAAGGATTTAAAAATTTATGGCAGATCTACTAAACAGTAATGAAATATTCTTTACACAATTTGAACCAAAAGTCAAAAATAGGTTTCTATTGTACTGTGATGGTATTCCAAGTTTCTTGATTAGAAAAGTCAAGAGACCAACAGTAACCAGTGAAAAGAAGACATTGGATCACATCAACATCCAACGTTACTACAAAGGCAAAACCACATGGGATAACATTACAATGGAATTGTATGATCCAATTGTACCATCTGGTGCTCAAGCAGTAATGGAATGGGTACGTTTGAGCCATGAATCCGTAACTGGCCGTGATGGTTATAGTGACTTCTATAAGAAGGATCTAACCGTCAACGTTCTAGGTCCAGTAGGTGATAAAGTAGAAGAATGGACATTAAAAGGTGCATTCATCACCAGTGCTGACTTTGGTGAAATGGATTGGACTGATAGTGGTGATCCAGCAACCATTAGTTTGACTCTATCTGTAGATTACTGTATTCTACAATACTAATAAAAACAAAACATTTATCCTTTTTAAACTCCTTGATAAAACAAGGAGTTTTTTTATGTACATTAACAATTAAGTACTATATTTATATAACATGAACTTGAAAAGCGTAATTGGAATATATCCTGGTAGATTTCACCCACCACACAGAGGTCATTTAAATGCCTTTAATTTTTTAAAGTCAATAACTGGAAATGACACCTACGTTTCCACAAGCGGTAAAGTAGAATTACCAGATTCTCCACTTACATTTGGTGAAAAACAACAAATCTGGGTAAGACACGGTGTAGCACCTGATCATATTGTACAAACAAAGAGTCCCTACAAATCATTAGAAATTACACAGAAGTATGATCCAGACAAAACCAGTGTAATATTTGCATTGGGTCAAAAAGATGCAGAAAGACTAAAAGTAGATCAAGGTGGTTATTTCAAGTCATTCAAGGGAGACACAAACCAATTAGACCCTCTTAGTAAGAGTGGATATGTACTGATTATACCAGAAAGTCAAACCATGGTTGATGGTAGAATTTTAAGCGGTACCGCCGTAAGACAAATGTTGGGATCAGACAAATATACAGACGCACAAAAAGAACAGTTTTTTAGATTTATCTTTGGATGGTATGATATTGCTTTATTTAAAGATTTGACACAGAAGTTTAAGTACAATAAAGTCAATGAAAGCATTGAATCTAAGTTGAAAAGAATAGTCTCTATTCTAAAAGAAGACCCAGTTAAAGATACTACCAAAAAAACAAAAGCTGCTTTTGTTAATCAAAGAAGAGCTGAATTAAAAGAAAAAGAAGATAAGTTAAAAGATGCAAAAGATAGATTATCCAATTTATCTAAAACTCAAGTAACATCAACAGATGCGGTTGATTTAGCAAAACAAAGAAAAGATGCTCAAGATGCAGTTAAAAGTGCAGAAGAAGAAGTAAAACAAGCTAAAGTATACTTGTCTGCTGCTCAAAAAGAATTGTCTGCGGTATCAATCTAAATAAAATAAATCAAATATTTAGATTCTTTTATATATATGTGTACAAGTTATACATTTTATGGAAGAAAATTTCACAGTACCAATTACAAGACCACAATCTTTTCAAGCACCCCCACCCCCACAA